GGCTACGATATCGGCGGTCGGGGCGCTGGCCGCACTGGGCTTCGCGGCCATGCTCGGCGTCGCGGCCATCTCGGGCAAGGGGAGCGTCGCGGCATCCGGCATAATGGGCGGCAAGGGGACCGCGTCTATCTCATGCGCGGGGGCGCTCTCGGGTACGGGCGCAAAGGCCACGTCCGGGGATGCCGACACTATCTCCGGCGCAGGTTCGCTGATATCGTCCGGCGTCAAGGTCGGCGCGGGAACAGGGGCCATATCCGGCAAGGGCGCATTGTCGGGAACTGCATCAAAGCAAACGTCTGGCAATGCGGCCATATCCGGCGGCGGGTCCATAACCGCCAGCGGCACGGCGGAGGTAGTCGAAGAACATTCGGGGACCGCATCGATCTCCGGCACGGGGACGACTTCCGGCGCGGGCAAGAAGACGGGGTTAGGAACCGGGGCCATCTCCGATGCGGGAACGACGCAGGCCACAGGCACCAAGTCCGCATCTGGAACGGCCGGGATATCCGGCGACGGATCGCTGACGGCCTTGGGTATTGCAGAAGCGGGTGAGGCACACAGCGGAACCGCGGCCATATCGGGAGGCGGCGCTCTCTCCTCTGCCGGGACCAAGACATCGCTTGGTTGGGCCGGGGTCTCCGCTCGCGGTCATCTCACCGGAGCATGGAGCAAGTCCACGACGGGGACAGCTGGGTTGTCAGGCCACGGGCATCTCGGGGCATCCGGCTCGAAATGGATTTACCAAAAGCCGTCCGTCGACCCAAGGTACTGGGCGTCCCGGCGCGGGAAGCACCCGACGGCAAGGGCTCATCACTTGAAGCCCGGCATGAAGGGCAGGCGTTGGAACGAGTAGGCCACATAGGAGAATGACATGCCAGCAATAGGATGGTTCGCAACGATAGCCGAGGCCGATGACTACTTTACGGTTGAACGGCTTATCACGACCGCATGGGATGCGCTCGACGGGAGCGGTGATACGCTCAAGTCGAAAGTCCTGACGCAAGCCTATAACCGCCTGTATTACTCCGGGCTATACGAGTTGCCGACAGAGGCCGAGGCTACGGCGGTGCAGTTGGTCACGCTCAAAAAGGCACAGGCCGAGATGGCTTATTACCTTGCAGTTCACGCGGCTGACGAGGACAGGCGCAAGGGCATACAGGCGCAGGGTGTCGTGAAGGCCGGGATTGTCAAGGAGGACTATGCGGAGGCGAGCCTTGCTGATATCCCCATCCCGCCCATCGTCGCCGGGATTCTGGAGGAATATTCCACGGCAGGCGAGGAATTCTATGTCGCCAGCGTCGACCGCGACGAGGACGAGGAGAACATGAACTTATGACCGGACGCACGCCCGAGATCGTCCGCGCATTCGGAGCCGTTCAATCCGAGATGCGCCGGAGCCTCGGGTCGCTCGACGTGGGCGCATTCTCAGAAACAAAGGCCGGGAAGGTCAAGCGCGACCTCATCGGGTCAATCGACGCGTTTGCCGTCTATGCCGCACGATGGGCCACTCGGGCCGTAAGGGTGCGCTATCAGGACGAGCAGGGCACAGTCCGTAACCGACTCGAAATGATCGGGGCCAAACGCAACCGCGATTTCAATAAGCGCCGCCATACGCAAGCGATGGAACGCTCAAGCGACGCCATCCTCAAGGACTACATGAAGGCTACGGCGTCAATGAAGATGCTCGTCGGGCAGTACATCGAAGGGCTCAGGCGGCACAACGCGAGCCTCATGCAGGTCCAGGAGTTCGACGCAAGCGGACTGGGCGCGTTGGCCGATGAGTACATCGGATCGCTTGTCGCCAATGCCATCGCCAACAACCAAGCGCGGGGCGTCATTGGCCGAGAGATCATGGCATGGCTCAGGCGGAACCTCGCCGACGGAAACTACATCACGATCGGGACGCGGCGATTCGAGGTCCGGGCGTACTCGGAAATGGTTGCGCGGACGCGGATGATAGAGGCATCGACCGAGGCCGTGAAGGAAATGAGCGCAGAGTATGAAAGCGACCTCGTCGAGTTCTCGACGCACGATAACCCGTGCGAGGAATGTGCGGCGCTTGAGGGGCAGATATTCTCAATCTCAGGCGATGACCCCGAGTACCCGGCGCTCACGTCTGACGTCGAGCCGCCCGTTCATCCGAATTGCGAGCACAATCTGAATCCGACCTCGCGGATCGCGCTGTCATGGCGCGGGAGATAAACACAATGATATCAGCGTATTGCGTCGATGCCGTCACCCTCGTCCGAAGCGGGGGCTTTGACCAATGGGGCGAGCCGCTTCCGACGACCAATGTCGCGTTCAACGGTTACATCGAGCGCAAGACGCGGCTCATCCGCAACTTCGCGGGGGAGCAGGTCGTGTCATCGGCCATGATCTACTGCCCCTCGACGCTTGTCATCACGCATGACGACAAGATGAATTTCGACGGCGCAGACCATTCCATCCTGAACATCGTGCCGCAGAAAGACTTTTCGGCGACGCACATCGAGGTATTCGTGGCATGAGCATCGGGGACACGGGCTTCAAGCTCGACTTCGGGGACTTCGACAAGAAGTTCCTGGAGTTCGCTATACATGAGGCTCCCGATGCGGCCGAGAAGGGCATCTTCGCCGCTGTCTCCGAACTCAAGAATGATGCCGACACCGTTGAGCCCAAGACGCCGCACCTTGAAGGCAACCTGCGCGGGCAGTTCGACCTCACGCACAAACAGGAAGGCGACTCCATCATCGCCGAGTTGACGTTCAAGATGCCCTATGCCGCTCGTTGGCATGAGGCCGAAAACGATATTGACCCCGTCACGGGAAGCAAGGTGCATTGGTCTGAGGCCGGAGTCGGGCCGAAGTACGTCGAGGCAAAGCTCGTGCGTTTCATGCGGAAATACATCGGCATCACCGTCGACTTCATCAAGGCCGAGATGGAGAAGCGGCTAGGAGCGGCGAAATGATACAGGAAATGACGCAGTTTATCAGCACGCATACCGCCCTCGTCATTGGCCATGATCTATTCTCCGGCCATCGCCCGCTCACCGCACAGGCGCGATGCACGGTGCTACTCGAACGCTCAGGCGGCGTCGAGTACTTTGACCTCCCCGATAAGTGCGACTGGGCGCTCCAAGTCCTGAGCCGGGGCGATACGTACATGCACGCACGCGAGGACGCCCTGCTCATCCATGCGCTCCTACACGGCGCGGCAGGCTGGGCGCTCCCCGTCATCACGTCGGGCGACGCCTGCTACCTCGAGACATGCGAGGCACAGGCGTTCCCCGCGTATATCGGGCAGGACGAGAAGGGCAACTACGAGTTCAGCACGAATTACATCTGCCGCGTCAGGGCCGTATAGCACCCTAGCCGCGCTTCTTCCCATCAGTCATCAATCCGTCAGGGGGCCATCCCGCCTGCGGAAATCTCAATTCATAGGAGGCCATAAATGGCGCTTCCCATCGGTGACTTAGGCCCCTGTCAAGTTCTCTGGGGCGGGGATGATCTCGGTCCGACTTTGGGCGGGGTCGTATTCAAGGAAGAGGTCCACTCGGTGGACATCAAGGAAGACGGCCACGGGGACAGCCCCGTCGATGCCGTCTTCACCGGACGACTCGTGACCATCGAGTGCAAGTTCACACGCTCGACGCTCGACCAGCTCGAAGCCATGATCACGGGGTCCGTGGCTACTGCGACGAACCTCAAGGTCGTCAACACCGTCGGCGATCAGATGTTCGCGGATGCCGAGGAGCTTATCCTCAAGCCGCTCGTGAACAACGTCGCGTCCGTCACGACTTCCGAATGGCTGCACGTTCACGAGACCTATCCCGTGGCGTCGGTCGAGTTCGGCTACGACAACAGCGGTCAGCGGATCATCAACGTGACGTTCCGTGCGTTCCCCTCTGCTACCTCCGGCATGGTCGGCGAAATCTGGAGAATGGGTCCGGCTTGATAAGGAGCTGACATGAACAGATTCACAATCGGCGGCGGCCTGTACTCGCCGCTCGAGGTGGAAATCGACGGCCAGGTCTTCCGGGTGCGGAAGATCAGCCGGGCGGTCGTTTCGGAAC